TACATTTTCTAAATCTAAATCTTCAATTTCTAATTTAGATGGATAAATAACTTCCACTTTACTTTGACCTTGTGTTATTGGGAGCCAAATATCTTCAATATGATAATCTTCGTTTAAATCATCGGGTAAATTTGGATGATACTCTTGCATCAATTCATACATTTGCTCTTCAGCTTGTTGTCTGGATAAACCACCAACCATAATATAAAACACTCTAATAATTAGTTTTCTCATATTTTTGAATTATTATTTTTCTGGAAAAGATTCTTTCGCGTTCGTCAAAAAGTCAATAAAATCTTGAACATTTTTTCGTGTACTTAAATAAATGCTGTCCAATTCAATAGAATCGAGTTGATGACCAACGGTACAATTTTTAATATCCTCATCCATTCCCATGTTTACATCCCAATCATACGATTTCATTCTGGAATACCATGTAGCTTGAGGAATATCTTTTTCTTTTTCTGGTGTTTTAAATTGTTCTGGATTAATAATTCTAATTCTTAACATATTTTTTAATTATTTTTTTATTTCAATAAAGTATCATCCATACCATCACTGTCGATTTCGAGTTCTGGATCTTCTTCAAATTGAGAGTATAATTTGTTCATTTCTTCTTCAATTTTCTGTTTTTCTTCATATGAAGAATATCTGAAATATTCATAAATTATTGGTTCTAATGCTTCTAATACATCTTTGGTAAAAACACTTCCATTATAAAGATTCTTTTCATAAAGATATTTATCAAGATGTTTAACATACCAACGGGCTTTTGTTCCAGCTGATTCATATGTTACTTCACCAGTTTTCTTATCTACGACTTGTTTTACTTGAGCGATACCAACTTTTTCGAAATTTTCAGGTGTACAAAAAAAGTCTAATCCCTCGTAACGATTACAACCAGAATCGGGATCAATACTAAATTTGATTTTCTTTGGTTTGGCTATACGATTTTTACGGGCTCTTGCAGTTACAAGAATACCTGATGATCCAAGGGATAATTCATCTTTATCTTTATCTTCAACCTTGGAAGCTGATAAATAAACAACAATAGAAGGTGTGTAATTAGTAGCTTCACCACCACTTTGTTTTGTTTGAGGAAATAAATCTTGTGTGAGGTATACATGGTTTGTTGCCACCAATGGAATATTCAAATACCCCAAATCATTAGTAATAAGACGAAGCATTGATTTGATAATTTTGGCTCTTGTCATATCTGTTTTTGTTTCACCTTTCAGTGCATCTTCTTTTTCTTTACCAGAATGTAATTGACCCAAACTATCAATAATAATTAATGTTTTACTAACATCTACACCTTGTTCCTTCAAATCTATTAAAGCATCTATAATTTGAACTAAGGCTATTTTTACATTTTCAATTCGTGAACAACGAATTAATTGGAATTTATCCGAATCAGAAACATCAACTCCGAATGATTCGAAATCAACTCTATCAATTGAATATTCAGTATCTAAAAATAATATTTTATAACCCTCTTTCTGGGCATTTCTCATTATATTATAACAAATATAGCTTTTTCCTGTGGAATATTCTCCAGCTAGAATTGTAATTCTGTTTTTAGGAATTCCACCGTGAAGAATACTTTTGGATAATAAAGCGTTTAAGGTATATACATCAGTACTAATGTATGATCTTTCTTCATTCATGTTGTCAACGATAATCATTGACTTTTTTGATAAATTGTCTATAACACTTGAAATTTTTGAAAACCCAAATTCATTTGAAGGCTTAGAAGGTTTTGTCGGTTGTTTTGCCATTATATAATGATTATTTTTTAGCAATTCGTTTGCGAAGTTTTTATTATTTAATTCATAAAAAGTTTTAATTAATTTTCATATTCTGAATAACTGAGAATTTTCGGGACATTCGTTATTTTCCATCTTTTTTTAACATCATAATATTCCAATTTAATATGAGAATATTTTTCAAGGTATTTTTTTATGTAATCTAAATATATAAAATCTCTTGATCTATATTTTCGTCCATTATAGTCACGAATATTAACTTCATAATCGGATGAATTTGGTATTTGTATTGATATAATGTATTTCCCTAATTTGTGTATATCTTTAAATATTCTTTCTTCGAATTCCCATTCTGTGTTATTCCATAAACTTTTTCCAAATTTTCTTTTATGTGGATTATCATCTTTACTAAATTCATCAATTGATTTTGGAACATAACCATCTAATCTGAGTTTGTTTTGGTTTAATTTTAATCGTGGAAACCAATTATCATCGTAAGTATAACTGGAACTTCTGGTAAGACAAATACAAGATTTTCCTATATATGGAGTTTTAATTATTAAAGTATCACAATCTAATATTTTTTCCAAACTATATTTTGTGTAATGATACAAGGGTGGATAGTTACTTTCTAAATATTTTTCGAATAATAATAAGTATTTCATATTCATTATATATTAAAATTTCCAAAAAATTTCGTTTGGATTCATTTTATAATATATATAACTCAAAATCAATCCAAGAATATGAACTTCTACTTAGTACTCTCTAAAAGCAGAAAAAAGATAGACAAATATATCAAGGTAAATAGAATCTCCAAAAAGGTGATAATTGATATAAAACTCGCGATGGAAGAAAATGATATTGAAGATGGGGATAAATACACGGAATATTTTAACCTGATGATTTATACACGAATCACTCAGGCACTGAACAAGGAAAAGGATATTTATTATATTCCTAATTTTACTAATAAAAAATTTGATATAAAGGAAGTTCTAAAAATAAAGAAAATATTGAAGGAGGGTACAACATTTAATGTACTTTGGTTCTTCGAAGAATTCAAGGATGATATTAGATTTCAGAATGAGGTATTAACCAGTATACCGATATTCGATAATTCTCAAATATTATCAGATTATTAATTGTTTATAGTATCATTATAAATTTTCACAAATTCGATAAGTTTACTATAAGTCCATTGTATTTCCATGTTTTTAGTTGATCCACCAGATTCGGGAATATCAAAAAATACGGTGAGAGATTCACACATTTCTTTATATTTATCTTTCAATTCCGAAGTTATCTGTTTATGGGTACAATATTTGATGGCAAACATCAACCAATTATAATTACAATGAAATTCCATACATCTTACTCCCTGTTCATCACTTCTCAATAAAATACCCATTGGTGGACATTTCATAAGATATACTGGAGTTTTTGGTTCATCAAATCTATAAACAGTTCCAATCATTGGAACATTTTGTAATTTACCACCACAAAATACAGCAATTAAATCATTAGTGTCTTGGAACTTATTTTCCAATTCATCCAAAAATTCGTGTGAGTCCATCACAATTTATTTTTCATTTTGTATTATCGAAGATAACAGCCTTTTTTCTCCTCTGTGAACCAAAAAAGTCTTATCTGACATTTTCAGACTTATTACTTTTCTGTTTGGGTTCATTGAAAACCAATGACGGGCCTGTTTCATGGCCTTTTCTACTGTTTTACCAGTTGCGATTAATTCTTTCGGACGCTTCATAATAAATAATTTTTAAGTGAAATTAAGGTATTGAAAGTTCGGGTATTTTTTCGAAAAAGTGTGATATAACATCGACAGTCCATCCGTTGCCCAACATCCTTTTTCTTTGAGTTTTTGGAATACCACTAACATAGGTATAATCAATGGGAACAGTTTGTAATATTTCCATTTCTTTTATTGTTAAATCCCTATCCACTCCGTTGACATATACTTTATTAGTGTTACCAGATGTCACAACACAATTAGATTTATCGTCTTTTCTAATCGTGAAATTGGGAACATATCTTTTTGTTATCGGATTCATAACACCACGATATCCACAACCCTTAGCCCCCGGAATGATGCTTGATAATGAAATTTTTTTGTCCTGAGGAATAGAAATATTCGGTATATTTGTCCAGTATAAACGGTCTCTGTTTTGTGCTGATACTAACGATGAATTAATTCTGATTGGTTTAACACCAACTTCTCTGGAGATAACATCTTCCCATTTTTTACTCATTAAAACATTTTCCAAAAAGAAATATTTTGGTTTTAATTCTCTTAAAATTCTGACATACTCCCAAAACAAATAGGATTGGCCTTCAAATTCAAATTCTTCTTTTTTGAGTTTCAAATATTGGTCTAAACAATCAGTCAACAATCCTTTTTTCTTTCCTGCTATTGATAGATCAGTACATGGTGAACCACCAATAAGTAAATCAATCTTGGAATTTTTGACACTTTTTTTGGTTATTCCCCTAACATCACCGACATGAATAGTATTTGGATAATTATATTTAGTAACAAAAATTGAAGATTTTTCGATTTCGCTAGCGAAATAGATATACTTTTTCCCGTTACATACCTTATTAATGGCAATTTGTCCACAAGATATTCCGTCAAATAATGATAAGACAGTAAAATAGTCATTGAATATTATCATCAAAAGTCTTTTAAAGTTGAGTACAAATGTATAACAAATATTCGAATAAAAAAAATGAAAAGAGGGTAGAGCCTTTTTTAATATATAAAACAAAAGAAAGCACTTTACATGGTTCATAATGAAATGAGTTTTTTGTTTGGAGCAGTACCAATTCCGGGAACACCCCCACAAAATGTAATGCCTGTTGTTAATAACAATCAAGGAAATACGGGAGATATATTCGGATCTTTCGATACTACCAAATATGACAGAGTATATAAAGACAGTGGATCTCATTACAGAAATAATGTAATTGGTTATATTGGTGATACCATTTATGCTACTGATAGAATAAATCAAGATCCTTATATTTCATTACTTGACTATTTTAATGGTTCGGGTGGTGGAACTGGATCGGGAGGTGATAATAAACATGGTCCACCATCTATGACCTTAAAGGCCGCTGATTTTGTTTATCTGAGAGATTTGGGTGTCTATCCGATCAATAGATTAATAATATTAAGAAGATATAGAGATGGTGTTATAGTCCCGAATAATTTATCATTATTCAAAGAAAGACCGATTTCAACAGTTGTTGGATGGTTTAAAGTGGATGATTCCAATAAAGAATTGTTTTCTTTCAATTTCGGTGAGAAATGGGTCGAACAGACAGAAACTTTGGATAAAGTTATTCAGAAGATAATGAAAGAACAATTTGGTATCAGAACTGAAATGTTCTTACCTGTCGCTGGTTGGTCACAAGGGTTTTTATTTGGTATGTTAAATAAAATGGGATTAACAACATATGATTTTCTTCATGTTCCAACAGGAGATCCTAATGTTTTAAGACAAGCTATGATGAGAGATACTGATGGTCAATCTTTATTATCTGATTTGAAAATAACATTTGAAACTTCTTATGAACAAAAATATATTGATGGAGTTGATCCGGGGTTGGCTTTTCAGGATATAATTGCTAACTTAGCTCGTTGTGGAACATCAGATATGAAATTTATTCTTAATGGAAATAGTGAAGCTTTTCAAACTTTCTTTAAGGATGTTTTAATGGGCGGTAGTAAAGATAGTGCACAAGCATGGGTAAATCTTGGTAAACAATTAGTAGATGTTTTTGTTTCGACAGTAAAAGAATTCTTCACTGGATTATCCAATACGGATACTGGTACAAAGAGTGCTGGTAATATCACAACTTCATGGAGTGGTGTAAATGATCAAATAACAACAAATAATCAGACGGCATCCAATAAACAAGCACAAATAGATAACGCCCAAAAGAAATTATCAGACTTAAAGAATCAGCAATCACAAAGTAGTCATCCAGAACTTTATACAAATAATATTAATTATTGGCAAAATAGACTCGATAATCTTCAAGGAAAATCGTCCAAAGCTTCCCCGAATGGTATTTTTGCTGGTGTTAATTTGGATTTTTCCAAGGTTAGTTCTATTTTTTCGGGGGTCGTGAATACAATTTTGGCTGGTTCAGTTTATCGTTATCGTTGGCCATTAATTGGTAGTATAGGTTTAATGAGTGGTTTATCCACAACTCCATGGCATTTAACAGTAGGTAATCCATTCTCCCCTATTTTAAATATGGCTAACATTGTGGTGAATAATGTTGATTTGAAATTTAGTACTGAATTGGGATTTCAGGATATGCCAAAGAGAGTTGATGTTACTCTTGATATAAAATTGGCAAGACCATTTGGAGCACAAGAAATAAATAGAATGTTTAATAATCAATACGGTAGAATATATTCTAAACCTACTCAGGTTACAACCAACGCTAGTGGAATTAGTACTACGAGTGGAATTAGTAATAATAGTACAACAAGTGGGATAGCACCCTCTGGTTATCATTATGAAGATGGTGTTTTAATTTCTGATACAGTAGGAACAACAAATGTAATCGCACAAAGAACTCCACCATCGACAGTTGTAGTTGGACGAGGTAATAATCAAAGTTCTGTTAATCTTGGACTTTAAAAAATAAAAATAAAAATGAGTAACATATATACATTAGAAAATGGAACTATTCAAATAGATGATGATGGAAATCCAATCACCAATATTATTACACCTCTTGTAGTAACAAATGATACTTTGGTTTTGTATCCACATTTTGTAACAAATGTGGATGAAATGAGACCAGATTTGGTTCTTCGTGCAATGTATGGTAATAGTAATTTTATAGATGAAATAATGACATTGAATAATGTGATTGATAGTTTTTCCTTGACTGAGGGAACATTACTGTGGTATCCAGACCCGACAGACATAGATAAACTAAGAAAAGAACCGTCTACTCAAACTGATCAACAAATTATTGATAGTTTGGTAGATCCTAATGCAGAAAGAAAAATAACTTATAACAGAGAAACAGGTGAAAATTTATCACCAACTGTTAAACCAACAACATTGAAACAAATTAGTGTAGATACAAACAATAATACAATAAAAATAATTAACACTTTAAAATGATAAAAAGAATAACATCATCAGATAAGGTTTTAGAAGATTTAACGATATCATATAAACCAGAAGTTAAGCCAGAAGATGCTATTCAATGGGCAAGTGATATTGGTAAGTTTCCTTATTTGGTGTTTTCATATCTGGATAAATTACTCGTTGAAGCCAAAGATATTATTTATTTTAAATTATACGGTGATAAGTATATTCCAGAATTAGAATGTACTTTTAGAGATCCGACTAATAAACTAAATGATTATATGTTTCCTCTTGATAAATCAATTGTGAGTTTAATGATAAAGGCAAATTCTGAAAATTTGATGCCTATTCGTTGTGATTTTTATATTAAGAATTTCAATTTAGTCAAAACTGGAATGAGAGATGATAAAATTTATAACATGAAATGTATTTTGGATATTCCTATTATTATAAAGAATATGAGTTTTCCAAGTATGACCAGTTTTCAAGTATTACAACAAGTGGCAAAAGAAACATTACTTGGTTTTGTAACAAATATAGATGATACAAATGATAGTATGACATGGATAAATCCGGGTGAGGATTATATTAAAGATTTTTTACCTGATGTCGTTTCGGAAAGTTATAAAAGTGATGATAGTTTTTTGTGGTCGTTCATTGATTATTACTATAATTTAAATTATATTGATATCGAAACAGCTTTGAATGAAGATATTACCAATCAACAAACGATATTAAATTCCAATGACTTGAATGGAACAGAACAAACCATTCCATTGATTTTGTCGAATCACCCAGATAAAAGATCAAGTAATTTATATATTGATAGATGGAATCTTGATAACGATAGCACCGATATAAACATGGATATAGGGTATGAGCCTTATATTTATTATTTCGATGATTTAGGAAAAGATTTTATTCAATTATTACTCGATACAATATCAACCGCTGGGAGTGATCAATCAGCTATTGTCTTGAAACAAAGAAATGATGATGTAAATACAAACGCTGGTAATGTTCAACAAAAAAAGAAATATTTTCTTGGTAAAATTGATACAGATAATGTTCATAAAAATATTTTATATGCACAAAAACAAAATGAAAACAACATTTTGTCTTTACAAAAAATCAAGATGAATGTCGTTATGCCAAATCCTAATTTTTCCTTGTTCCGTTTCCAACCTGTGGAACTTGTTTTATATGATTTAACGGATATGGAAACAAAGAAAGGAAAAGATGATCAAAGTGTTGAACAAGTTTACGCTAATGAAAATAAGATAAATAATCGTTTATCTGGAAAATGGTTGATAACTGGAATAAATTGGGTTATGGATAAAAGAAATATGCAAAAAGGTGGTCAATCAATTTTTGTACAAGAAGTAACACTGGTTAGAAGGGAATTAACAACTCTTTATAAACCAAAAAAATTAACAACATAAAATAATGCCAAGTTTAACTAACAATTTTAATAATATTCCGACAAGTGCAAGTAATATATCAACGAGTGCTATGGGAATTGGTGGATCAATTAATCAAATGAAAAACCCATCGAATTTTGGTTCAGCTTCAGTAAATTTGGCCAATTCGGCTATAAATTTAGCCGGTAGTATTACCGATTTACAAAACAGTATAAATGGATTATTTAATGTTGATAAAGATGTGATTAATCAAAATATGAATATAATGCGTGGGAATCATTATATCTCAGGATATGAAAGAGTACCAGTTCCACCACTCCCACCAATCGATCCATTTTCACCATCAAATGTATTGGCTGATTTTTTACCACCAGAAGCTAATGATGTGTTAGGATTAGGACAAGATATTCATACACAACCATTGGTTGAATATGATTTGGAGAATTTCAAATATTTAATGGATAGAACAGATGACGCGGATTCTTTCTATGAAGATCCATTATATATGTCTTTTGATATAATATTTGATAGGACAGTATCTCCTTTGTTTAATGGTGAAATTGATAGATTCTTTGAAGTATACGCTACGAATGATTATTTAAATAAAGCTTGGATTCATTATAAGAAATTTACTCAATTATTTTTTAAAATATTTAATGGAATTGGACCTCAAAAATATCAGGTTACAAATGTTCCATTTATGCCTATATCTCCTGTTATGAATAGTGCTGAAATTAAAAGAAATAAGGTTTGGTATATAAATTCTATACTTGGTTTGGACAAATTAACTGCTAAGATTCCAAAATATACTGAAGATAAATTGACGATAACACTTTCCGAAGATGTCGCTATGTTGGTGAATTACATGATTGATTCATATAACAATTTCGCATATAATTACGCTCAACAAAGATATAATTTACCAGATAATTTAATGAGATTTAAAATGATGATTCGTTTTTCTGATATGAGAACTATGAAATTATTAAATCATTTCGAATCACCTGATTATATGTATGATAAGGCTTCTGAGATTTATACTTTATATGACTGTAACTTTGATTTTTTCAATTCTAAAAATTTCGGAGATGAAGTTATCAATGGTGGTTTCGGTGTAGCTAAACAAGATAATCCATCTACTGTTAAGTTTGATATTATTTACAAATCAATACAGAAAGAATTCAGAACACCATTGATCAAAGGTGAAAGAAATAATGTAGTTAATAATAAAGAGGTTGATTCCAATTTATCTTTAACAAATTTATTCAGAGATAAATTAGGAAGAACTTTGGAAGAGGAAATTTCAATGCAGGATATTCTCACTGGTGCCTTTGGTGCCGCGACATCGTTGAATAATATGTTACAAAATTATATACCTAAATTTCAACCACCATTTCCAAAACTTCCACCAGATCTTTTAGGTGCAGTATACGATAATACAAATAATGAAAATGAATTTTATGGTAGAAGGGGTAGTATTGGTGAAACAGGTAATAGTCCAGTTGATGAATTAGTAAATGGTGATTTACCTAATGTTGATCCATTATTGGCAAGGAAAAATCTTATAGCAAAATTCACCTTGGATATGAAAGATAATTTTAATCGAGTTCTTCCTTCTGGAATAGCTGGATTAAATCTTGGTAATGATTATCAACAAATAACAACCGCCCCAAGACAACCACATTTGGATTTCGATTATCATAATGACGGAACACCAACTCATGGAGATCTTGGATTTATTTCACTATTTTTAAGACCACCACACACTGGTAGTTTGGGATTCGATTATACAAATATCGGATTTACTTTTGGTGGTAATTTAGGATTTGATTATACTAACGATGGTTCACCAATTCATGGGGATTTAGGATTTGACTATACAAATGATGGTTCACCAATTCACGGTGATCTGGGATTCGACTATACAAACAATGGTTCACCAATTCATGGGGATTTAGGATTCGACTATACAAATGATGGAATACCGACACATGGTAACTTAGGAAACGATTACGCTAATATTGGAAGTAGAATTCCTTTAACCAACATTACATTATTCGGTAAGGGAAATAGAACGAGTCCATCACTTGGATTTCTTTACACTAATTTATCTGAATTGAGGACAGTTAATTTAAATTCACTTTATGATAATTCGGTTCAAAGAACATATGTACCTTTGGGTGATTTATATTCTAATTTATCAGTGAAGAATACCAACGATTTAGGTACTGATTTCAGTAATGTTGCTGGAAAACCTGTACCTGAATTGAATCAACTTTTCGGTAAAGTAGAAAAACCTCCAGTTGAATTAAATTCATTGTTTACGAATAATGAAAATCAAAAATCAACTCAGGATATGGGTACATTATTCAGTGGAACAGAAAAACCATCTGTTCAGGATTTAGGAAATGATTTTGCTAATAATGGAATAAGACCAAATACAGATTTGGGATCTGATTTTACAAATACCGATCAAAAGAGAAATGTTTCTTTGGATAATGTATATGATAATAATTCGATTGGACATAATCAGACCGATCTAAATTCATTATATAATAATGTTATACCACCAAAACAAGGATTAGAGGGAGATACAATAGATATTAAAACTACGGAAAAATCAAAACAAGATTTGGGTGAATCCTATGAAAACAATTTAATTGAAGAATGAAACATTTAAGTGATAAAATTTTCTTTGGAATCGTTGAAGATAATAAAGATCCTAACAGGAAAGGTAGAATTAAAGTCAGGGTTCAGGGTATGTTTGATGATATACCTTTAGCTGATATTCCATATGCTTCTCCGGGATATTCAGTAGATGGAAAATCGTTTAATGTACCAGCTGTTGGTAAAATCGTGTCTGTTATATTTGGTTGGGGAGATATTTATCAACCCTATTATGTTGCTTGTAATTATTTCAATACAAATTTACAGAAAAAATTGGCGGATTTGGGAGATGATGAATACGCTAATTTTACTGCATTGACATTTGATGAACGATGCCAAATATATGTAGATGATACAGATTTAACATTGGATTATTTGTTCAATAAAATGACAATTAACGATACAAATATAAATCTGGAATTAAAAGACAGTAAAGGAAATATAACTCTGGGGACTGTTGATGCTGATCAACAAGCTTTATTAACAGGACATTTTTTTGATTGGTTCGATAAATTTGTGAATGAACTCATTAAACCAAGTTCACTACTTGCTGAGGGAAATCCTGTTATAAAATTGAAATTGGATGAAATATTGGCAGAATATAAGACTGTCAAAGATACATTTTTATCTAAAAATGTTTTCATTGTGGATAATGATAAAGTAAAAAAATTGACTTAAAATAAATGGCTGGAAAAAGATATAGTGATCCTAATGTAGATGATACAGATTTGACCATCAATAAAGTAAAATATAGTGATAGTGATTATACTGGAAGTGAAGCCAAACAAACAGTAAAAACAACGGTTCAAAAGGAAACTCAACAAATGAGTGATTCCAAAAGTTCAACTTTATCTAAAGGTGAACAAACTGGTTCACCAAATGGAGAAGATAATGACAAAGATGGAAAATATGTTGATGTTGGATTAGTGGATAAAGTAAATAAGGACGAGGTTAATAAAATTCAATATATTCAACAAAACAACCCAGATTATTTTGAAGAGGTAGGTCAGAATGCTGATGATTTATTGAGTGGATTTACAAATGCTGATTCAGGAGTTACATTTTTGGAGAGTGAAGATATGACTTTGGGAACTATAATAAACGAAAATGGAATCACTTATGTTGATAATTCAGATCCAAATGCTGTAACAACCACCACAACGACCACATCAGGAACAGTAACAACAACTCAAATAAACCCATCAGAGATTCTTTCTGTATCTGATGTCTTTGCACATCCAACTAATCATGTAGGAACTATAACATCCCCATTTGGATTTAGAATTTTAACAAATGGCGGTAAATGGGAATTTCATGGGGGAACAGATATTGGGGCAAAAAATGGGACAAAAGTATATGCTGTGTATGCCGGTATAATTCAACATGCGTATAGTCCATATGTTAATCAAATAGAATCTCCAAAAGGAAGTGGTATAAATAAATATGGTCAGAGTATTTATCGTTCTCCGAGTGGATATGGTAATTCAGTTTGGTTAGTTTTTTATTCTCCGAATGACGGTAAACAATATGTGGCAATATATGGACACTTACAGGATGTATTTGTTAAAGCGGGTGATAAGGTTGATAAAGGTCAATTGTTAGGGACTATTGGTGATACTGGATTTTCATATGGTAATCACTTACATTTCGAATTGAGATCTAATGATCCAACTAAAAAAACCGTTTTGAAAAGTGATTATTTAGCCGGGTATAACAATAGAAAAGCATCTGGTATTCAAACTGGTTTCTATGGTGTCAATAGAATTAAGGATGAGAATGGAGATTGGGTAATTAATAATACCACAATTTTTGTAGATCCTAAATCTATGGGAATAATATAAAATATTAAACCTTTCGTCAATTTATTCATAAAATAGGTAAATAAATTTTTTATATTATGCCTAATTATATAGATGGATTATTCTGGGAAAGATATCGTCCAAAATCATTGAATCAAATGGTTCTTCTTCCGAGAATCAAAGCCGAACTTGGAGAGGGATTCAAAAGGAATTATTTACTTCACGGACATCAAGGAACTGGAAAAAGTACAATTACCAGAATTTTATTGAAAGATAGAGATTTTATTAGAATAAATGCATCGTTAAATGGAAAGATAGATACATTAAGGGATGAATTGGAAGATTTTTGTACTTCTATGAAATCTCCATTTATCAAATCAGATGATAGCATGAAATATGTTTATATGGAAGAATTTGAGAATTCGACTAAGGATTTTCAAGAGGCTTTCAAGGCATTTATTGAAGATTATGACCAGAGGGTTAGATTCATTATTACAATGAATGAAATCCAATCCATTAAAGTTCCGGCTCTTTTATCTCGTTTCGAACCATTATTGAAATTTGATCCGATAAATGATGAAGAAAGAGAATTTTTACATAGTGGATATACCAAGTATTTAACCGCTGTTAGTAAACACGCTGGATTAAATTTGAAACCAGAAACAATAACAAATTTGATAAATACTTATTTCCCTGATTTGAGAGCGGCTGTTCAGGGTGTTCATGCTATATTTTTGACGGGGAATGAGGATATTCAAATTCAGGAAACCTATACGGATATCTATGAATTTATTTTAGGTAGTAAGTCTACTTTTGATAATATTTACGATTTTGTTGTAGATAATTACACAAATAGGCCAAAGGATTTAATGTTTATTCTTGGTAGACCATTCTACAAATATCTAAAAACTAATCATCCAGATATAATTACAAATAAGGGTTTCAACCTTATTGGAATTTCAAAAAGTTATAATGAAAATTATGAAACGACAGTAGATCCTGTCATTCATTTAATATCTTATATTTCAGAAATAAAGAAAACTTTGTTTACTCAATAATCAAAAAGGGAATTCCCCGCCCCTCACGAGGCGGAGAATTCGGAATTAACCAATCATTAAGCAAACATGATATTAATTCTCTTCGATAATTTTCTTAATTTCCTCTTTGATTTCTTGTGCTTGCCACTCAGGAGACATCATTTTCTTTTTAAGACTGTCGAACATACCTTTTTGATTTAATATTGATTTGATTAATGATTTCTGTAAAGATAATGAAATTTATTTCTAATAAAAAAATTTTTAGCTTATTTTTTTTCTTTTTTCACTAATTTCCACGATGGAACACGAATTGTACCCGTATTCACAATAATACCCTTTAGCTTAAGTTCCCACATAATATTTTCAATCTTAGTTTTCTTCTGCTTCAGTGTATAACTGTCTGAAAATTCGGGAATAAGGATAACATCAATTTCTTTTTTAGAGAGTGATTTACCCTTTAAACTTTCAATTAGGATACCAGTTATGAGTTCCTTATCCTTAGTTTTATTGATTACGGAATTAGCTTTTTTGGTTTCTGAATTAGCTTTTTTCTCAGTTTTTTCGGGTTTTACCGTTTTCGGAACTTCATGAATCGGATTCTCTGTTATCGAATCTTTCACTACAACTGTTGTTTTTTCAATGAAAGGATCTGAAGCGGTCATTGTAACAGATGATTTGTTGAATGCCTTGGAAATTAATCTTCTTCCCGTAGGATTCATGTCATGAATGTTATATTTTGGAAGAGGAAGATTATTTGTCTTACAAAAATCAACGATCCATTGTGCACATTCAAAACCAGTTGGAGTGTAGGATTCTTCATTATTAAAAACAGTGAAATCCTCTGTTACCTGCATAATGACATCAGCCAATAAATAATCGAAGCTAATAAAGCCGGGATAAGTTCCCTCTTTCTTGAATTGTTCTTCGATATGTTCAGTGAATTGACTGTATGATTTGATAACCACAAATTGTTCCTTATATAAAGGATTACTTGTTTTGTAAAAAATATCGAGAGGACGAAGTTTGTCATCGATAAATACATTGTATGTCATTTCTCGTTTCATATTAATTTAATTATATTGATTGATTTAATTGAAGGGTTCTATTATAGTTGTATTAATATTAAAAGTTGTTAATCTTTTTTACATTTAGCTTTCAATTCTTCCCAAGTTGGTTTTGTTCCCTGTGGTACAAAAAATTCTATCCCTTGATTTGAATGGTCATATTCATAATCCAAATACCAATTATTATCTGGTCCACCCTCATTTAATAAATTCGATTTTACTTTTTTCAAATACGCACTTTCATAAGGTGCACCATCCATAATAAAATGATCAACTGAACTGGAATTTGAAAATCTATATTCCTTATCACAAAGTTCCATGATGATAAATCTATTACAGTCATACCAATCCTGAACAAAATTTCCAGAGTTGAAAATTTTCTTATCCTTTAAATTGTTATATGATATTTCAACGGATTCATAAATAATCTTTTCTCTTATTTGATTTCCGTCTTTATCATCTTCAATAAAGGCCCCTCCTTTGTAATTGATTGAAATTACACCCATATTTTTCCTTATAATATTTAGTTCATTGGTCTGTGGACTCCCGATTCTCCACCACTCTTCCGTGTATTTGGCCCTTACATCCAAATGTTATGGGTAAACTTCCGCTACCGGCGTGCTAATTTTTTGGATCGTATCTAATTACACTAATCGACCAACAAACATTTCTTATTTATAAATAAATTAAAAATTCGTATTTATATTCGTTTTTATCAAATTGTATCATACCTCTCTTTAGATATTTTCTACCAAGAAGATATTCTACGGTTTTCTTATTGACTAAATCCCCTCCCTCAAAAGCATATTTTTTGAAATTCAATTGAACTTTGTAAATGCTTTATATCTTCATTGACTTCTTTGATAAGATGGTCAATAACCTGTTGAGTAGGTTTTTCAATAATATCATCACAATGGACTGTATAACCGTAGCCATGTCCACCATCACTTGATTCCCCCCAATATTCCATGGCTTCATGAATATAGTTTTCATCATCGGTTTTTTCAACAAGGACATATTCCCTGTGTTCACCACTACTATATGTTTTTCTGAAAAGACAAATGACGAATTCCATAATTTAAAATTATTAAAGCGAATTGAACAAAAGTAATAAATTGAATTGGAATAAAAAAATTAATTTGAAAGTAATTTTTGAACTGGATGATTTTCAATAAGATTATCGAGTTTTTCTTCCGTCAGATCTTTGAGAAATTCATTCAATTTTTCTGTCAGGTTAGTGAAATTGTTCTGAATTGCTTTCAAATATTGTTCTCTTTCTTCACTCCAAGGAATCATAATATAAGCCCCTTTTAAATTTCTTAAATCCTCATAGGTGTGGTGAAGTGGTACTAACTGACTTTCCTTGTATTTGTGATTTTCACCCTGTTCACTCATTCCACATTTGTAATAGGCTGTGAATTTTTCAACGGTTATAATATCATCACTCAACCATTTCTTTTCCTGACCCAAGTGATGATAAGCTGTGAAATACTGGAAGTTGATGTTGTTTTCCAATCCCATGTCTCCACCAAAATGTCTTTCTCTCTGAGTGGATGATGAACCCCTGAAATAAATCATGATGACTTTATCACCGATTTTTTCATCGAATGTATGATAACCCTGAATTTTTTTTGATAAATCCCAAAGTTCTGATTCGATACCAACAAGGGCCTGATGTCTTAAAACTTTCGATTTGACTTTTTTGAGTTGCCAATCAAGATTACCGACTTTGTTTTCTTCTCTTTTCGTTTTAATGAATTCGAAATCATAATCTTCCGGCCAAATCTTCTTGGCTTCATCGAAAATATAATCGGGGATTGATGTTTCGAATTGAACAGTACCATTGGATTCGACTAATGAAACTTTGAATTTCATTTCAATCATTTCCTTGAAATCTTCACTTACAACACTGAAAGTGCGTTCAATATCATCAAATTTGGTCTTTTTCATATTAGCTTTTAATTTAACTCTACAAAATTACAACAAAAAGCTGAAATAAAAAAATTATATTGGTTTTCCGATTAGAATACCGTTTGATGCTGGAGTATCGTCTGATGGTGGATCATTCGAATTTTTAATTTGACCATATTCTATATTCCATATGTCTTTATCGAATTCATACCTTTTGCAAGAATGGCATTCTCCACAATTTGTAAATTCAAAATTATCTTCTTCGGGTAATCCATAATCTTTTATTATAGTTGGATTTTCACAAAACACAACCAGATCCTTATATTTTTTTGGTAAGGAATCAGATAATTGAGCTTTTCCATTTTTCATCAATGGAAATGTTAAAATTGGATGCTTTGGATTTAAAAAAGAGAAAGATTCCCAGATATTTTTAATATCATCTATAAAAGAGATCATATCGTCATTCATTACAGCACCGATTTGAACTTCGTCATATGATGATGAATGATGATATAGTAAAGATACCAACCAAATTAAAGTTTGTTTAAAAATCAAATCATTTGATGATGGAATATCGAATCCAATTCCCATATCTAAGGTAAATTGACCGGGAAAATCTTCTTTGAATAATTTTCCTAATTTTTTTGTTTGATGGGTTTCTACTCTTATTTTATTTATATTGTTTTTTATGGTAGTATATAAGCCAGTAACAGTGTTACCTTTTCTTAAATTATCATAAACCAGATAAGTAGAATCCAACCCACCCGAAAAAGAAACTAATATTTTTTTGTTCGTTTTTTCCATAAGTTAATCTTCTCCGATCAATTCAAATTCTTCTTTGGTCGGTTTTCTTTCATCATCACATATTGTACATCTCATCATTGTGAATCGTTTTGGATGTGTATGTGTTGGTTCATAATCATGTTCAGATCCATTTAAGCAATCTGCTTTATAAACTTCATAATAAAACGATATTGAAGTGGTATAAACAAATGTTTTTCCACAACTACCACATTCTTGTTGATGGGTCGATCCTTCTTCATAACCGTAGCCATCATCGTGGTTTATATCTTGTTCTGCATTACAATAAGGACAATTTATATCTTTCATTTTTTTTTTAATTTTTTTACATTAATGGTGGTGGACCTTGATGTAGTCCAAATTCATTTTTTTCTTTTATTTCTGATACTACACATTCCGTAGTTAAGAATAAACCAGCAACAGAGGCCGCATTCTCTAAAGCCACCCTTGCCACTTTCGTTGGGTCAATGATTCCAAGTTCATATAGATTACCGAATTTTTCAGTATTAGCATCGTAACCATAATCAATATCAGAAGTTCCTGATTTTACATTTTGTAAAACAACTGAGGATTCTTTTCCCGAATTTTCAACTATTTTTCTTAGTGGTTCTTCCAAAACTTTACGAATTATATCAACTCCAATCTTTTCATCTTCATTTGAGATTTCCAAATCATCCAGTGAATTTATACATCTTATATAAGCAACTCCACCACCGGGAACTATACCTTCTCCAATGGCAGCTTTGGTTGCATGTAGAGCATCATCAAAACGATCTTTCTTTTCTTTCATTTCTATTTCACTGGAAGCCCCAACACTTATGACACAAATTCCACCCGTTAAATTGGCCAATCGAGCTTCATTTTTTTCTTTATCATAATCGTTTTTATTGTTTTCTATTTGATTTCTTATTTGACTGATTCTTCCAAATACCATTTCAGGATTACCATTTCCACCCATTATTATAGTTGAGTTATTGTTGATTATAATTTTTTCAGCCATACCTAAATCTTCAAGTTTCATGGTTTCTAATTTTCTACCCATTCCATCGGATATTAAATTTCCACCGGTTAAAACTGCGATATCTTCCAATAAATCCTTTCTTCTATCTCCGAAGCCGGGAGCTTTTATTGCACAAACTTTTAAATTTCCTTTTACTTTATTATAAACTAATGGTCCGAGTGCTTCGTTTTCGAGGGTATCAGCAATGATCAAAAGTGGTTTACCTGTCGGAACAACCAATTCGAGGATAGGTAATAAATTATGTATCGATTGTATTTTTTCCTCGTATATAAGAATATAAGTGTTCTCAAAAACTGTTTCCATTTTTTCTGTATCCGTGATGAAATAAGGTGAAATATAACCTCTATCGAGTTTCATTCCCTTTACAGTTTTTATTGTAGTTTCCATTCCACGAGCCTCTTCAATTGTAATAACACCAGTTAATCCAACATTTTTCATAGCATCAGTAATCATAAAACCTATATCCTTATCATTATTGGCACTTATAGTAGCGACTTGTTTTATCTTTTCATAATCAAGACCAATTTCTACTGAAATTTCATTTAATCTTTCAACAACTCTCTTTACCGCTTTATCAATTCCTTTTTTCAAATCTATTGGATTTATACCTGTTGTTGTACTTTTTAAACCTTTTTCGACAATAGAACGAGCTAATATTGTTGCGGTAGTTGTACCATCACCAGCATCATCAGATGTTTTGGTGGCTGCCTCTTTTATAATTTGACAACCTATATTTTCCAGAGGATCTTCCAGTTCAATTTCTCTTGCGACTGTAACACCGTCCTTTGTAATTACTATCCTGAGACCACCACTCTTTTCTATGATGACATTTCTTCCTTTTGGTCCTAAGGTAATACCAACACTATCAGCTATTTTATTTATCCCTTTCATTAATTTCATTCGGGCTTCAGATCCAAATTCTATATTCTTCTTCATATTTCCTTTTTATTTTTTATTTCTAAACCATTTTTATCCAGAATTTCAATAATATCATACCAATCTAATTTATAGGGTGGTACATAAACTTCTGGTTCTTCCATATAATATGAACCATCCCATAGTTTAAGTTCTGGGAAAATTCTGTTTAAACGATTAACTAATTCGGTTAATTCTTTATTTCTGTTCATAATATTTTATCTAAATTATTTTTTCTTCTCATGTTGATAATTACTTCATCTGGAATAGAATCCAATAAATTTCTAACACTTTCAAATACTTCATCACTTTCATCCTTATTTACAATATCATCGGATTTCATAAAAACGAGATGATTACTATGTTTTTCCAATGATTTTATTAATTCTTCATCTTCGAATTGAATTTCTTTTAATGATGATATGATGTTATTAACCATATTTTCCATATTAAATATCAAGTCTTTATTGATAATTTTACCCCATATATCATTCCATCTATCTTTATTGAAGAAAAAAACATCATATACGGATGACTCTCCAATATTTTTTTTATATTCTAATAACATTTTATATCTCAGTTTTCCTTATTTCAATTTAATATTTTTATGTTTTTATATTTTGTATAGTAATCACATCCATCCATCTCACTTATATCAGCTGTTAACATAGATATTATTTCATCATTTTTATATAATCTTTTACACACAAAGTTGTCTAATTGATAATCCCAAACTTTTTCTTCAAGAATAAATGGATTCAACTTTATCAGATCCGATTTGTGAATTGGAATATAATCAAAATGAGTATAATATTTCATTTCTTCGTATTCGTTGATACCCATTATTCTTCTTTCTTTTTATAGCTATCGGTAATCATTGAAAAGTATTTCTTTTCAATATGAATGATTCTATCGAATTTATTCTCATCGAAGTTAATCTGGTGTACAATCAATATATTTATATTGTTTTCTTTGGCAAAATCCTTTAAAACTCTTAACATTATGTTTATATTTGATGGACTGATAGAAGAAAAAACTTCATCTAAGAACAATATATTTATTCTTTTATTTAGATCTAATATTGTTTTTATGTAAGATAACGCTATAGCTATGTTTATTTTACGAGCACCACCGATAGATAATGTTTCTGAATCAATGTCCATAAATCTGTCTTTTATCACAGCATCAAATTCATCATTCAATTTGACATTATAATTTGATTCTATTTTCTTCAGGAAGATTTCCAGATTCTTATTGATCGGATCAATAATAGTTTTGATGATGTTTTTTCTTATGCCTTTCTCTGATAAATAATCAACTGTTTTTTCGTAAAGGTCTATTTTCTTTTTGACATCAAGTAGTTTCCTATTCAATTCTAAATTATCATGCTCTAATTTGGAAATGTTTCTTTTTATTTCGATTATAGAAACGCTATCAATATCATTGGATTGATATAAATTTTTCAGTTCTCTTAGCTTAGAATCTATCTGATTGAATTCAAAACTTTTCTTGTTTAATTCATTATTTGTTGTGGTTCTTTCTCCAGACAATTCCTTTATTTCATTTACAGAAATGGTGTATTCTTGTTTTAATGTATCAATATAAAGTAATTGGTCGGATTCCTCCTTCTCCAGCTCAACCAGTTTGTGTTTTTTATCCTCTGTGTCGAGTTTACTATCACAGACAGGACATATTCCACTTTTAAAGATCTCAATCTTTTTACCGAACTCTTTTAGGATGAAATTTTCTTGCATTATTTTATTCCTTTTCCCCTCTAATATTTCTTTCTTATTTCTGAAATCCTTTGATAATTGGAATGAAGTAGTATTCAAGTCATTTATCGCTTGCTTTAATATAGTATATGTATCTTTATATGATAAAATCTCGTTTTTGATTTCTTCCTTGTTTACTTCAGTTGTTTGAGATTTGATATTAGATATGTTCTCATTGTAAGTATCAATAGTATTGGTATTACTTAGTAGTATGGATTCTAATCTTTCTTTTTCTTTGTATGAGTTCTTGACTATTTCTTTACCGATAGAGAAATATTCGTCAATTTCAGTGATGTTGAATAATTTGTTAAGTAATTTTCTTTTGGTATCGGTGTCCAGATTAACAAAATTGGCAAAATCACTAAGGTTAAGAGATATAAGTGATTTATATGTATTATACTCCAATCCAATGAACTTTTCTCTTTGTTCAATGGTCATAGCTTTGAATTCTTTAAAAAAGTTGTTACTATTTTTATATACTTCTATTGAGGTGGGTTCAAGTTTTCTACGGATAAGAATATTATCACCATCATCATTTATGAAGTTTATTTCTGTTTCCAGATTTTTGTTTAATCTGTTTGGTAGTTTAACAAGGGCTATTTTTTTAGTATTTTTACCTCTTACAACACCATATAAAGTAAAATCAATAGATTCAATCAGAGAACTTTTACCGGCTTCGTTGTCACCGGAAAGAAGTATAAGATCGCCCCCGTTTTTAAAGGGGACTCGTTGCATGTTATTACCGTAACTCTTGAAGTTTTTTAATCCTATATTATTAATTATCATTCAGTATATATTCTAATTTTTGATTTCTATCGAAATTTATTTTTTGTTCATTCGATAAATTTTCTATATTCGTCCATCCTCTTCCATCCAATTTGGATGTTCGCATTAAAATTCTACTCTCATTATACATACGAGCTTCTTTATTTATTAAATAATATCCCCACTGACAATGTTTTATTGCATCTTGACAGTTTTCTTTAATTATTTTTCCATTATAACTCACACCACAACAAGATAAATCAACTTCTTTCATCAATCGAAAAAATCCAGATTCATTAAGAAAATTAAAACTATTATCAGGATTTGTCAATTTGATCTTATCCTTGTCGTTTTTAACATCAATCGATGGCCTAATGATTTGAACCATTTTTAAATCATCATCTGGTGATGTTTGTTTTAAAAAAGTCCAAGGTTCAAATATACAATGAATATCTTTGTACATCTCTTGTAATTCTTTACCATTCAATAATTCGATGAAATGATAACCTTTACTCTCCAATATTTCCGCACAGATTTTGGCACTTTTTGATAACGCTAAAATATCAACATCGTGTATCTTCATTCCAGCTATAGAATCTCTTATTGATCCCCCAAATATTTCAAGAAAATCACATTTTTCAAATAAAATATCCGAATCGAATTCCAAATACTCGTCTATTTTACTTTTTACTTTAATGGATAAATCATTCATATTATTAGGGTTTTATTGTCTTTATATGATTATTTTCAATCAAAGTTTTAGACATATTTTGGGTATATAATTTTTTTATTATCAAAGAATTCTGTACCTTTGTATCGTCAAATCAATAAAACCAATTATGTCAAAGTCAGATGGTTCAATGAGGGCAGTTTTTTTCGCCTTAGGTGGTAACACACTTATTTCCATTATTAAGTTCACGGTGGCCTTTATTACAAGTAGTTCGGCTATGATGGCTGAATCAATTCACTCTACGGCAGACTGTTTAAATCAGATATTTCTATTGATTGGGAATACGAGATCAAAAAAGAAACCGAATGAATGGCACAGCTTTGGATTTAAGAAAGAATCATTTTTTTGGTCTTTGATGGTGGCCTTTCTTTTGTTTTTTGGTGGGGCTTCATTTTCTATTTATGAGGGAGTACATAAAATTTTGAATCCTGAACCTATACATAACATTTATTGGATTTTCATCGTATTGGGATTATCAATGATAATCGAGGCCAAATCTTTTACAGTCGCTTACAAAGAATTCCGAAAAAAATCGAAAAGTTCATTTGTTAGAGCCATTGAGGATTCAACAGATACAAATTTAATGGTTGTTTTATTGGAAGATTTCGGGGCACTAACGGGGTTGACAATCGTATTACTGACAACTCTACTTTCTATAAAATATCCGATTTTCGATGCCTTTGGATCAATCTTTGTTGGGTTATTACTTATTTCCATTTCTTATAAACTGGCCAATGAAATAAGAAAATTGATTGTCGGTGAAAGTATCCCACGAAATAAAAGAAATGAAATTAAGAACATTATAAACGAATATAGTATAGTTGAACATATTAATAGGGTTCAGACTATGGTTATCGGTAATGATAAATACCTTGTTCTTATATCCATTGATGTTGATAATGATTCAACTGGTTATCAGATCGAAGATGTGATTGATCAAATAAAAGTGGATATTAAGAAAGCGATTCCCGAAGTGGAAACTATTTATGTCGAAGTACAGGATATGAACAGAACCCTCAATTCATAATCTAATCATTCAATATAATATCTAATTTTTCTTTCCTATTTTGATTTATTGACCAATTATTTAAGTATTCATATGGTATAATCATTCTAATCTTTTTTTGATTTGTCAATAAAAAATCAGCGACATAAATGTGAGGATCATGACTTCTAAAATTACCATAAAAAGGAATACTGATACATTCATGGCCAAGAGACTTACAATAACCCATTAGAATTCGACCTTCTTCTTCAAATGTTCCTAAGAAATCATCATTCCTTATCTCAGTCCAGATGTCCATATTAATTTATAATAGTATCTTCGTCTACCATTTTTACTTTATCACCCTCTTTCAAATCGGTTCGATCATCAGCATCTTCAACAACTATTTGTGTTCCAGTTGCGTGAACAATAACTCTTTTGGCGTTTGGATATAAATCAATCATATCCCCTTTCAAGTCTACAACTATTCCCTCTCCTACTGGAATAATAAGTCCAAGTGTACGAGTAAATAGTAAAGCCCCGAATAACCAATCCTTAGGATTATCTTCGTAGTTGTTATCATTTGGTTTCGTGTAATTCATAATGTATCTTTTAATATTATTTTTCTTTTTGTATTTATAATCTCTTCATCGGTGGCTCTTTTCAGACCCTCGGTATCTGTTAATATTTTATCACTTGTAATATAATCAAGAAATAATCCCTCTTTTAATAATTCATCTCTAATAAGTTGTTTATGTTCATCGTTAACCAAATTCCTGAAATCCAATTTTTCTAATTCAGCATCTTTATATGGAATTTCTTTATATCCTGAAATTTTCATTTCACGATCTCTAATCTTTTTTAATGTTTCTTTGGAGTCCATTATTTTAAAGTATCCTTTCTGTATTTTTTACCCCCATATAATATTTGGTTTAGTTTTTTTTGTCTTTCTAAATTTATTGATTCCTCTTCAGTGAGTTTTCTTTTTCTGACTAAGAATTCAGTAAAAACTTTCCATGTTCTTTTCGATGCCTTTTTCTTTGGAAATCTAATTGAATCAGGAACATCAACAATTTTACCATCACAATCATGTGGTTTTTCCCAAGTCGAATTCCAATGACATTTCGGACAAAAAGATTTAAAACCATATTGACCATGATTATAACCTCTATTTTTAAAGGGTTCATCAGGTACAAAATCAGTTTTATTTACCCTATTACTCACTTTTTAATTGTGTAATAACTTTTATAAAATCAGGAACATAACAACCATCTTCATAGGTCGATGTTAATAATCCGATATACATTGTAAATTTTGAATCATCGTGTAAATCAGTATAATCAACTTTCGTTATATGTTTTGGAAAAGAAGATACAGATTTTGTTCTACCATCATAATTTCTATAAAATTTGGTAAACCAACCATCAACATTTTTAGTTCCATACCCATCTTCTGTCCAACAAATATCTTTCCAGAAATATTTATTATCCCACTCTTTTATGATTTCTTCTATTTGTTCAATACAATTTTTAAAATAAGAATCGAAATCAGGAATTATTTCTTGGATTTTATTTAATGTTGTTATCATTAATTTATAATCATCTATTGTTCCTAATATTTTTATTTTACTGAAACCACAACCGTACAGACCATATTGATAGAATGGAGAAACTGTTTCTAAAAAAGAACATTTGAAAGCCCATTCACTTCTTTCTGTTAATGTAGAAAATTTTGGAACTATCATATCTTCAGTTATGTTTGTAGGTATGAGTTCTAAAACAGCTTTTGTGGCTAAATCGAGTGGTAATTCAACACAACCTGATATTTTTGATACCCCTCCCGGAACATTAATCGAAATCTTTCCTTCTTCTTTTTTTCTTGTTGTATAATATTTTCTGAATTTTTCGGGGTCGGAATTGACGAATTGTGCAATTTCACACATAATCGTAAACCAAATAAAATCTGGTTTTATTATATATCCTTGTTCTACCAGATAAGTGAATTCAAGATATTGTAGATAATCTTCGTGAGAAATATAAGGATTTTTTTGATAATCCCCACCAAGTATTACTTTATTTTTATCCGAAGTCGCTGTTCCATTATTATAATCGAATGAAGCAGTATTACCTTTTTTCTTATCACTGGATTCAGTAATAATTGATTCTAATTTTACATTTGGTTTCCAAGGTTCTCTTGATTCTTTGAAATAAAATACATGCTCTTCCATAAATACAATGCTTTCTTTATTATATTTATAAAAAATGATGAGGTTTGATTTATTTCAGAATACAAATGATGTTCTTAGAACGAATATATTCGTATAATTCTTTTTTAAATTCATCTATTGTTGTATAGTTATCAACATTAAATCCTTTATAAACATTCTTATAAGGTGCAAACCATTTTATATAATCTAATTGTTCTTTTTCTGATGCTTTATCATTATGATATAATTCTATTCTAATAATATATTTAGATATTTTTTCAATACTTTTATTGGTTCTGGTTTCCATTTCATCAGCTACATTCTTTTTTGGTTTTAGTTTACCATCAAAAAAATCGTCATATGGAAGCAATTTATAATTGTTAGATAATTTATCACCATCAACAACCATACAAACTTCCATTGGATAATGTCTATTTTTCCAACCATGAAAAATTTTATCTCGTGTGAAAGAAACTCCATAAAAATCATCACTATTAAAAGATGTGGCATCATCTCGAATAGAAGATGTGGCTTTTAAATAATTTTCTTGTAATATAGAATATATTGAAGCAAATGTTGTCCAATGATATAAAATACCAACCTGCTTTCCTTCAAATATTTTGAAATAGGTAATCATCTCGCGTATTTTTTAATAGTCTGTAAGGATTTCTGGTCTTTTAATAATCCAGATAGGCCAAAATGTTTTGGTGATATACCCATCATTTCATTAAATGTGACCCATTTGAATGATTCTGTTTCCCAATCTAATGTTGGTTGATGTTCGTGGTCTAATAGTCCAATGAAGTTATAATATGTGAAAACATTTTCTTTTCTAAAAACATAAGCAGGGATTAATTGAATATTGCCGTCAAATCCACCTTCTTCCATAAATTCTCTTTTGACAACTTCTTCGATGTCTGATTGAGCTTCCCCATGTTCTTCATCAATTTTTCCACCCCAAACTCCCCAAGTATTCGGTTCGTTTACATATCTTGAACGAAATGGTAATAAAATTCTACCTGTTTTAGTACATATTGGTAATACACCACCACCAATATTTCCCCAGAAATTTTCACCGGCTTTGTTATGAAACGATGCAAATTCTCCACTACCGATTATTTCCTTTAAAAAATTATCAAATTTTGTAATCATAAGTGTATATATTATTTTTTAATTCAAATAAATGTGGTAAATTTGTAGTTCAGTTTTCATTTTTAATATATATGAAAAAAGATTCCGACAAGAATATGATAATCACCTTTAAACTTTTCGAAGCCATGTCAGAAACAACCCCCTCTTATCTCATGACCTTATCAGAGTATAAGGAAAAAGTTTCTCCCATTTTGAAAGCCTTTTATAAGTTTCTTAAAAAGAATACTGATTATCTGAAACCTTCTTCATATTATGGGGTTTATCATACTACTTATGATGAATACATGGAAAAGGAAAAGGAAAAGGATGAAAAATCATATCCGGGATCATGGATTAAATGGGCTAAAAAGCATGCCGAAGGAAATTGGCCGAATGGTAAACAAGCACCAAAGGAAGTAATGGATACTTATCATGATTATCTCAATACTCTTTCAAAAATATTCGGCCAGTCAGATCTTGAAAAGATCGAAAGTGATGAAACAAATTCAAATAAAAGGTCTGTCAGGAGAGCTCTTGATGACGGAATTTATGTGGAAATGTTGAAAGATGGTAAGATAGAATATCCAAAATTCGAAGAAATATTATCATCAGTTGGTTTGAAGATCCCGGCTGGATTCAATAAAAAAATTAATTTCAAACCCCCAACACCTAAACCTATTGAAAAAACCGAAGAAGAAAAAACTCTTATTCTCAAAAGAATAAAAACCGCATTTGATGGTTTCAGAGCGAGAGGCGTTAGTGCTTTTAATATCGGCCCACGAATGACCAAGAATATGTATCATATTTCTTATAGTGATGTTTCGATGTTTAAATATGTCGTTGATCATTGGAATTTTTTGAATCCAGAACAAATTAAAGAACTTGAAAGTCAAGGTGAATATTTGAATTTAATTAAGAGAGTTAAACAATATGTGGCTAAAGCAGGTGAAAAGAATATTGATTTCGCTGAAGATTCAGTTTATTCAAAAATTATCGAAGAAGTAAAAGTAGCCATTCAACCATCAATTGACGAACATAAAGAAGAAATTAAAGAGAAAATTTTAAGAAAACAAGATTTCATAAGAAAAGAAAAAGAAACCTTATCTGAAAAAGAATTCGAAGAAAAATGGGCGGTCAAAGATTATGACAGAAAAGGAAATGTAATTGGATACGATATCGAGGAATTTTATAAAAGAACTCTTGAAGGTAAATTACTCGGATGGGATGAATGGGAAACCAACAAATATATTAAAGAACAACAGGACGCTTATCAAGATAGAGAACATGGTAAACTTAATCTTTTATTCTATAAATTAAAAACCAGATATCCAACCATTAACGAATTTAAATTTGGTGATGTTTCTAAGCGTAGAACTGGTCTTGAATTTCATATCACTGGTTACGATTCAAATGATGTTATTTATCGTATCGACACAAATACCATTTTCGCTGGTGGATGGAATATTCAGGTATACCATATGAGATGGTTGATGTCTGTTTATGTTGGAAATGAAAGAGTAGCGGTATTCAAATCAGAAAATCAATCTTAATCATTTTCTTACTGAATTTACATACAATTCTCTTTGTTCCATACGACTTCTATGAGCGTTGTGGACTAAATTTAAAGAAGATTGAATTAATTCTTCCTTGTTAGGATCATCATCTGGTAAATTACTTACAAACATTAAACGAACCGCATACATTTGTTCAAGTCTTTGATATTTGATCCAGCCTTTTAATGATTGATATTCTTCAAATTTCTGTAACATTTTCAAAGATGTTTAATTCTGGTTTCTCTTTACGAAGTTCTAATTCATTCGAGAAAAATTGTTTGGTTTCTTTGTTTAACTGTGTCTGAGTATCAAGAATAGATTGGATGTGTTCATTGGTCATATCTTTTAATTGGATATATCTTAATGGTTCATTTCCTTTTTTCCCACGAGTTCCCCATAATAATATCTCTCTCATTGGAAACCCCAAACCTTCCATAAATTCTCTATCCTCAGTATAATACCACATTCCCGGTAAGTTGGGTATAAGTCCAGTATTCACACAAAGTTGAGTAAATCTCCAATCAGGATTTTCCAACCATACCCTTTCCAATTCATTATATAATTCATCTACATTCAAGGTATCAGAAGTTATTAATTCTTTTACTATCATTGGTGTTGATGTTTTAGATCTTTCTTTCAATAAATCCAAATAAATTTTAATTCTTTCTGGTGCTCTCATATGTTTCTATTGATATAATCTGAATAATCAGTTAATTTTGGTTCATATTCCTGTTCGAATAAATATGAAGAAATAATAAAATCGGCAGTTGAACGATTACAAGCAGTTGGTATATTATATAAGACTGATATTCTCAAAAGAGCTTTAATGTCTACATCATGAGAATGTGGTTGCATTGAATCCCAAAAGAATATAAGAATATCAATTTCATTATTTGAAATCATAGATCCCAATTGTTGATCCCCACCCAAATGTCCGCTTTTTAACAAAATAAGATTTATATCTTTATCAAATACATTTTGAACTAATTTACCAGTTTCCCCTGTACAAACAAATTTATGTTTAGAAAGAATTTCTTTATTAAACTCAATCCATTCAATTAAATCTTTTTTACAATTATCGTGAGCGACTAAAGCTATGTTCTTTATTTTATTCATCATGAACCGATTCCAAGTTCGATCAATCCGTTTTTGTAGACACTCACTCTTTCGAAGTATAAATCACTTATAACATGACCCCAAATTCCAAATGTTCCATCTGTTTCACCTCTATTTAAGAGAGATCCTGCTGGTTGATAATTTGTCTGGGTTTCATCCTCAGTATCGTATATATTCTT